GCCGGTGGCGGCATTGGCGTTTACTATTTTTGCCAAACGGATGGGTGCAGCTATTTCCATAAAACTCAAGACGGAGCCGCAAAATGAGCAGCAACGCATTTGATTTTGGAAGGCATTATATTTGGATGATTGAAATTGAACGCAATCAAAAATGGGAGTCAATACATGTCGGCTCTTTTAGTCGCGCGCGAGGCAGAATCGAAATAAAACTTTATAAAAGGGATATGCCCCAACAAAAATTTCGTCTAGTTGAATACCCCAAAAAAGGAGCCGCAAAATGAGAAGCAACGCATTTAACAAATTAGACCGCGAATATACCGAGCGCGAAGATTATCTTGCCAACCGCGCAGAGGAGCGCAAGACGGTAATAAACGCTTGCCCGTTCTGCGGCCACGATGATGTTGAAGTCGACGAGATCGAGATCGGCATCATTGCGATCTGCTGCCCGGAGTGCCTGACAATCGGACCGCACCAGGACGGTATGCAGTCGGTCGAGTTGGCCATCGAAAAATGGAACCAGAGGAAATAATGACACTAACCCAGTTTAAAGTGATTTTGGAGAAGTTCATGTTAGCCCGAGGCCGCTACATGAACTCACCCACCAGCACGACTGCAAAAAAATGGAAAGAAGCCGATCTGGAACTGGCGCTTGCTTACGCTAAATACATGGAGACACGGAAATGATCCAGACAAACGAGGAAAAGGTAGCCGCCGCTATTGCATACCTGCGTTCGCGGGATAAATACCTGCTGGACAACGGCAAGTGGATTCCGACGCCTGCCGGTCAGACTGACGTTCGCCAGACAATTAAAGAGTATTGGGAGGCGATGAAATGAAAACCGTTGTGCTGGCGGTTGTGTTTTGCTCAACGCTTTCGTTTGTTGTTGGTGTAGTTAATGGAACGATAGCGGCAAATAAAATAGTGCCAGCAAAGGAGTGCGGGAAATGAGTAATCACGAATGGTGGGTGCGATGGTGTAAGAAATGTAAACGCTCGTTTGAAGATTATAAAAATTTTCCAGACTATTGCCCTGAGTGCGCTAAGAAAATAAAGGAGTGCGGGAAATGAGTGGAGTCTTAGAGATCAGGCGCAAATTCACCCTACCGGGCAAGATGAGGCACTACCTGTTTGAGTGCCCTACGTTCTGGCGGAGGAAGCCAGCATTCCAGTGTCCAGTCTGTGAAGCTACATACCGCTGCTACTGGGATGGAAACGATGTTGGCGGCAAGATCAACGTCTGTAAAAAATGCACACACGGCTATGACACACAGGGCGGTTGGATAAAGGAGAAGAACGGTGGATAAATACGAAAACATTGAAAAAGTAAAGCGGCTGGATTTTGACCACCTTGACATGCTGGTCAGTGAGCGTATCGGTGCGCTTAAACTGTTAGCGCAGAGCATGACGGAGTCTGATGTACACGATGCTATCTGCCGCGACCTGATATTGCCCTGCGTTTATTTGCTGGCGCAGTTTCTGGAGTCTGTCAAAATTGGGGATAAGGAATGACACTGCTAGGAGAAACGCCATACACGCCTTGCTATGTTCGCAACGAGTTTCTGTTTGACGAACAAAAAGGTTTTGGTGAATTTACGCCAGCCATTGCATTCGCGTTTCGTGCTGAACCAGCAAGAGTGCCGATGTTTCAGGTAATGCTTGAGTCGGGCGCGCAATGGGCAAGAGTGCCAATTCACATGATTTGCAGCAAACCTTGTGACCCGTTGCCAATTGAGCAGGCTTGCTGGTGGGATTCTTACGGCTATGATTTCTCCGTGGTTGCGCTGCCGTTCCTCAAGAACCATTCCGTAACTGCACTAGGCCGTGACAAGGTTATACGTAAAGGCAATTATCTGTTCACCGTAGATTGGATGAAAACAGGCTGGAGTGAGATAGCGCACCAGCACAAAAACCATCATATTATTGCGCTGGAATCAGGGCCGTGGATTGCATACCCAAACAATCGGCTGGTCTGGCACGAGGAATCGTGGATTGCGCCAAACCCGGACAGAGAATGGCAAACACCTACACGCGATTATTTTGTTGAAGGACTAGGGTATAAAAAACCTGCGGCCTGATCGCGGCGGTAAGCATTGCACGTGGCACCAGGACGGCGTTGCAGCCCCGTCCTCCAGCCACAATTCCAATTGCTCCAGCAGTCCGATATTCTGCTTGCAGAACGCGTCCAGGCGCCCGTCGTTGTCTTCAATATCTACCGCTTGCCCCATCATGTGCTTAGAGCGCATAGCGCCGCCTGCGGAGTGATTGACAGCCGCAGGACGCCATCCTGACCGTAGCCCCCGGTCTTCTCCAAAAGCCGCAATTAATTGATTAACCCTGCCGCAAATAATAGCAGCATTCGTCTTGATATCTTCGGTCAATTCCGTCTCATGACCCTGTAGGTGCTGCCCCAGATATTGGTCTACGGTAATCATTCGCTAGGGTCTCTTTCTTCATTTGGTGCTGAAAATTTAATACCCGCCAACAGGCCGATAAACCCGCCAATAATCGTCTGAAACGCTGGCCCCAACAGTTTAAATATATCTTCGTTGTCTACCGCATGGTCAAACAGTCCAACGCACAACGCAAACACCATACCTGCGATTACAACGCACAACGTAAAACTGACCATCGTTGTGACAACAAATGTTAGCTTTTCTTTCATCTGTTGCCTTCTACGTTTCTTACCTTTTCTACCGTTCTGGCGGCGGCTAAACCCAACATGCCAAGCAAGACTTGCATCGTGATGGTAGTGTCTATGACCGGGAAAGACCCGGTATAGTGAAACCAAACCTGTGCAGAGAACCTAGCAAGAGGTTCAATGATAGATACGTAGGCAAGACCGCATCCGCAAGTCCAGCCAATAAATGGCCTCCAGCCAGCTACAAACCAATTGGCGCTCTTGGCTTCTTCCAGATTGACCTGCACTTGCAGTTTTGCTAGATCGGTTTCAGCCGCAAGCTGCGCAAGCGCACCTGTCTGCTCCATGCGCAAAAGCTCGAGCTGCGCCGCCGCTTTAGCCGCGGGATCCGGGAACAGCCGGTCTATTAGACCTTTGCCCAGGTCAAATAATCCGGATAAAAGCAACGGGTTCATTTGTCGGCTTTGGCTTCTAGCTTCTCAAAGATTTTTGCCAGCATCGCTTTTATGTCGCGTATGTCCTCGCGGTAATCATCTTTCGCAACGTACTCTTTGGGCAAATCCTCGCGCAGAGAAGCAAGATCGGCCTTGAGTTCCTTGACCGCAGACCACAGCTCACGCGCAAACCAGCCAAGGACGGTAAAGCCGCCAGCGAGTAGACCGTTTATCAGGTGCTGGTTTTCCATTACAAACTTAATTGTTCTGGTGGAAGTGCCGTAAATGTGTTTCCATCAAATAGAGTGCCTCCACGATCTGCTGGCAAAGAATTCCATTCCAATAACTGTTCGTCAGTTAATACAAATGGGTTTATTTGCATCCCGTTCCATTCTGCAGGCATGATAGAAATATCATCTCCTTGCGATACTAAACGCACCAATGTTGTATTGTCAGTTCCAATTACTGTAACCATTATGCGATCCTTATGGCGGTTATGGTTGAGTCCTTGCTATTTCCGGATGCGTTAAAGACAATCTTGCCGGTGGTGTTGCCATCGTTAGATGCACTAATTCTTAGATTGCCAGCAGGGGATGTAATGTATCCAGAAAAATGAAACGTGAACCCACCGTTTGCAACAAGACCAACACCGCGTCCAGAGTCAATAACTGTGGTTCCGTCCCACATCTTAAATTTTGTACTTGACGCGCTAGAATCAAGAACAGTTATTGTTCCCATCACCAGCCAAGTCCCACTTGTCCCTTGCGCGATACTGGGGCCATCGTAGTATGTTGCAGCAGAAGTCATTGAAACGTCAGCGCCCAAACTTGCCGTAATTGGCGTAAAGTTAAATGTGTTTCCTGTTACAGCCAACGTCTTGTTCGTCAGCGTGTCTGTCGTAGCCTTGCCTACTAAAGTGTCGGTAGTGGCCGGCAAAGTAAATGTTGTCGTGCCAGCAACAGCAGGAGCAACAATTTTAGCGGTTCCTGAAGTGCTGCCAGGAAATGAAGCGCCGGTAACTCCCAAAGTAGTTAACCCGGTTACGCCTAATGTTGACGATAAAGTCGTCGCGCCAGTAACGCCTAGCGTTCCAGACGCATTCAAATTAGTAAACGAATTACCATTAAGCAGTTGAAACCGAGTTCCATCGTATTCAACAAGCACCACTTGACCAGTAACCATATCGCCAGCAACCAACGCAACAGATCCCGTCCTGGTGACCGATTTAACGCCCAACCCGTCAATATTCAACGTGACCGCGGCAGTGTTAGTAGACCCGACAACAAAACTAAAAACGCCTCCAGTCGTGTAAGCGGTCAAGCTGGGCGTTATTGTTCCGGTGATTGCATTAGCCGTTCCAGCAACCGTAATTAACGGCACCCCTGCGCTAGTTAATTGGTCAAACCGGACCGCATCTGCAGCTGCTGTGCCGGCCGCCAAGTTGGTTATCTTGTAGCCGCCGAGCGTGATATTAGCGGTCGGCGTGGTTTGCCCGTCTTTAGTCAACGCGGTCGTGAGCCCGGTCGCTAGATCGCTGGTCAGTGCGTTAAAGGCCGTCGAGCTAATGACGGTGCCGGAAACGACGGGCTGCCCCGCCGAGTTGATGTTAAAAGTTCCCGAACCATTGTAGGACACTGTATGCGCTCCTGTTAATTAGTTACGACTTGCGGGCGCAGCTATTGCCGCTTGCGTTGCCGTTCCGCGCAATATTGTTGCCAACAATTTACCACGTTGAGAAGGCGTTGCCGTTTCTAACAATTTTGCCGCTTCTTTTGGATCAAGCAGAGCTTGAGCTAATTGCTTTTGAAGCGTTTTGTTAGCATTTCCATAAAGCAAATTAGCGCCAGAAGTTGCCAAATTACCCATAAACTGAGTCGGCGCAAAATTCCGCAAGAAATTAGGCACGCCGGTTTGCGCTAACATGTTGTTATAAGCAAGTTTCTCAACCGTGTCGGAGCCGCTGCGCCCAGCATTGGCGGCGAAGTCGGCGCGTTGCAAATCTTGGCGAATGTTTTGCAAGGTCGCCAGTTGTTGAGGAGAAAGCGTGTTGGCTAAAGTTGCCTTATTAAACCCCGTTGCAGCTTGCGCGGTTTCGTCGCGTAGAGCACGCGCAAACGCTGCCGGAGTCAGTCGGTCATTTATGCCGCTTACAGACTTGTTTGCAATAGCCTGCACCGTGTCCATCGCATTAAGAGGTTTTGACATCGCGGTAAATGTATTGCGAGCCTCTGCATATTTCGGGCTTATTTCATCAAGATTTAACAAGAAATTTTTACGCAAATCCGTCAGCACTCGCGCTTCATTGCTTCCCGGCTTTGCATTTGCAATTTTGTCCTGCAATGCGCGACCGACATAATCCAATCCTTTGACGGTGCCCGCTTCCGTTTCAAGATTGACGCCTTCATTGCGCGCCAAAATAACGGCATCTTTGACAGCATCTTGCATTGCAGGCCGGTTCCAAAGAGCGTTAATCTTGTCGCCTGCGCGTGTAAGATTTTTTGGAATGTCTACTGGCGGCGCACCGCGGTTTGCCATTTTGGCAAATATTGCATCTTGCTCAAAACCAGATAAATGTTTTTGAACACCGTTTATTTCGTCCCGAATCATATTCTTCAGAAATTGCACGCCGCCATCGGCTGCATCTTCTGGAATCAAATAACCTTTGTCACGTAACTGCGTCGCCAAGTCATCAATACCCAACCCGCCCTTGTTAAAAAGCCCTGGCGGGATTCCTTTAACACCAGCACCTGTGCGAATTTCGCCAGTTATGTCGCGCATCGTGCCTTCAGCGTTTTTTATGCCGCCGAGTTTTTTAATTGCGGAAAGTATGCCACTCGGTTCTTTTGTTGCCGCAGCACCACCTTTAACCACCTCGGCCGCAGCAAACGGAGAACGACCAGTTTCCAATCGTGACAAGTCAACGCCAGCAACATAGGCTTCGTCATATAGTTTTTGTGCCGCAGCGCGCCGCGCCGCATCTGCGCTTTGACGCTCACCGCCAGTACCAGCCAAATCCAATAAAGCAGCAATTCGAGCAGTATTCTGTTGTGCTGCGCGCTCAACTACCGCATTTTTTACTTCCGGCGTGCTGGCAAAAGCCGACCTTTGCAAAGCCGCAAAGCTAGCATTGTTTGCCGCCTCGCCAACTGTCGGCAGAGATCCCGGCACCAATTCTTGCGCGCCCCGCAACCTAGCAAGCAAACCAACATCGCCGCCAGATGCTTCTTGCAATGCCCTTCCTAGTATTTGAGCTCGCCCACTAGATGTTAGCGGATCAATCAATGATTTGGCGCCACGATAACCCGTAATAACTGCTGGTATAGCTGCACCAGCTGCACCACCAATTAACGCATTTACTGAACGCTCATCATCTGTTCCAACAGGCTGAATCGCACCCAGCGTGGCACCTTGTGCTCCAGCTCCCAATATTGTCCTGGGAACTATAAGAGCGCCACCAGCCACGTTTAATGCTTCAGCAGCACCGGCAGCACCCCTGGCGCCTTGAATCGCAGCAGCACCCTTCAACAAGCCACCAGGTAATAGCGCCATGCCGACATTGCCGGTTATGTCGCCAATAACACCGCCACCGGTATTCATTAACGGTTCATCGCGCCGTTTTGTTTCGTCAGTCTCGCGCCTAAGTCGTTGCGCAAATGATTCAGGCTGATTGCCGGTTATCAAACTTGAAAGATTTCTTTTTGTTGGGCTTATATATTCGCCAGTATCAGCCACCAGTTGCTTAATGCCTTGCCCGGTATCCGATATAGCCTTACCAGCGCCAATAAAGAAATTTTGCGCAAAGCTGTTGCCCTCGGTTGGATCAATGCCTGCTTGCATGAGCGAACCGCCAGAAACACCATTGCGGGCTTGAGCTGCTTGGGCTGCATTGGTCGCAATGGCTTTGCGAGAAAATGTCTCTTGCTTAGCAACGCGGTCAATAACGTCCTGCGCTGTGCCTTGCGGAAATGCAAGCGTTGTGCCGTCAAATAGCTGAATTCTGGTATCAGCCATTATTTCCTCTTTCCTTCTTCATCATATTGAATTACGTTGGCATCAGGAGCTCGACGGTTTTGCCCTTGAAACGGTTGCAATGGCACAAATCCAGGCACGCCAATCTGCGGTTCATCACGGTTAAACTTTTCATATTTGGCAAGCAGTCTTTCAACAGTATCAAGCGCCGCAAGTCTGCGCGAACGCGGGAGCGTTGCGTCGCCCACTTGCCCCGCCGTTTCACGGTACAACTGCACATCTACATTTGACTGCGGTCCTTCCATTCGAGGCACTTTTGATGTCAAAATGCCGCCAATCACTCGAAGCTTGTCGGCTTCCGCAACGCCTTTAGGGGCACTTCCTGCCAAACTGGCCACCCAATCAAGACCCGCACCGATTCCGCTTCCAGTTGGAAGCGGGCTAATAGCAGGTGTGCCATCTGGGTTTTTACCAGCCGTTCCACTTAAAATGTTACGAGCTTCTTGAACTGCTGCATTGAAACCTCTTGCATTAAATTCGCTCTTATTTTCTAATTCCTTTTTTTGTTTTTCGCTATCTACAATAATTTGCGCTTGAAATTTTCCCGGTAAAGTTGCGTTAGGTTGCGATAAAGGTATCGCAGGAGCCGAAACAGGCGCAGGACTAGAACGCGGTGGCGCCATGCCAATACGCGGCGCGGTCGGCACAGCAACAGGCGCCACCGGTTGGCCAACAGGTTGACCGGGTGCTGCCGGCGTAGCGCCAGGCACAGGCAACATACTAGGCGCCCCCGCGGGTGGCAACGGTGCTGCCCCACCAGCTTTCATACCAGTATTGAAAAACAATTCAGCTCCAGATATGTTCAATCTCTTGCCTTCAAGATCAAATTTTGTACGTTCAGATAATGACAATTGATTGAAATTGCGGTCAGAAATTGCGCGATCTTGTGCAAGTTTTGCTTGTGCATCAACTGATGGAGTCGTGAATTGATTTACAGGATCAGCTGGACCAATTACTTTTCGCGTGCCATTTTTGCTATACACCACAGCGACATAACCAGTTGGACTATCTTTATTTTTTTCAATTTGTGGCGTAGTTCCATATTCTTCTTTATCTGGTGCGCGGAAAAGTTCTTTTCCTTCTGGCGAGAAAAACACATCGCCAGCAGATGCTTTAATCGGAGCTTTTGGCCCGATCTGAGCCAACAATTGCGCCATCGCCATTTGTTGCGCTTCCCGCGTGTTAAATTGCCCGATCATTTCAGGATCAATTTGTCCGGCGCGTCGAGCTGCAACAGCAGGCACAGCAGGCGCGGCAGAAATACCGGGCATCGGTTGTCCCTCATCATCAACAGCAAATGTCGGCGGCGCCGCAATTGTTTCCGGAACGGCGGCAGAACCCGCAACAGCCGGCGCGGATAGCATTTTCGCCAAGCTAGTAAAGTCAGCAGATTGATCGGCACGATACTTCTCACCCAGCGCCTTTTCCTGCTCCCTTGCCTGCCCCTGAAAGTATGCCCCGCCAAAGCCCTGTAGCAGCTTTGCCAGCCCTGCCGTTGCAGGTGTGCGCGCCTCTATGCCCTTGTAGCTGTATCGCTCTATCGGAGCCTGTGACTGCGCCTGCAGCATCTCTGCCATACGTTGCTGGTCGGCAATCTTTGCCAACTCAGCCTGATATGGGCTAGGCAGGTTAAAACTTACCATCTTGTTTTCGGCCATTTGGAGCCTCTAGTAATTCGACGGCGTGAAATTCTGTGAAGCAGGATCGTATTGCGTAGACTTTTCTACGACCGGCGCTTTTTTCGGCTTGTCTTGCATCAGCATTTTCATGATCTCGCTGTTCATCCCGGCAGATGCTCCAGCGCCCAACGGACCGCTATATTTGCGGTACGGCTGCGTCGGATCTTGCAAGAGCGCGGCCAACTGCACGCGTTTTTCGTCAGGGTTGAAATTAAACATTGAGTTCATGTGATCGCCCTATGGTCAACCAAAAAAGTATTTGCCAGCCAACCCGCCAGCCGTTCCCAGCATCCCGTAAAGCCCGGCATTCTGCGCGTTGGCGTTTGCCGACTGGATGCCGTATTGATCCATAGCCGACTGTCCAGCTGCTTGGGCTCCGGCAAATACTGGCGCCGGCGCAATATTAGTCGGCTGGTAGCCCTGGAATTGTGGCATCTGAATCTGCGAACCGGACATCAACCCGGTGATTTCGTTAAGCGGCTGCTGGCGCAGGAATGACTGGCGCTGCAACTCGGCCTGCTGGGCTGCGTTCTGCGCGCCCATCTGCGCACTTGCTTCATTAAATCCTTGCGCTCTGGCGCCGGTATCTAAACCGATACCTTGCAATGCAGCATTTGTTAATAGATCATTTTTAGATCTATTAACGTCTAGCATCGCGTTGGAATAAGCCTCGCCACCCGGCACCAGCCCTTGATTAGCGAGCCTGGTCCTCGTCTGCGCGTCCATGCGCTCGATCTGCGGCTGCAGACGCGCCATAATTGCTTCCTGCCCGGTCGTTCCAGCATTAACCGGCATCCTGGCCAGATTGGACGTATCAATACTGGTCTGCAATGCCGGGCTCGTCGGAGCAAACGGAGTCGCCAGCGCAGTCCTGGCTGTTCCGATGCCCTGCTCGCCCAAGTTGGCCAGCGACTTCTGCACCCGCTGTTGAGCCTGCAAAGCGGCCAGCGCGTCAGGCGTCAGCGTTTGCGTAATCGTCGGCTGGTCGCCTGCGCCAAAAGTAACCGTCTGGCCGCCAAGTGGACCAGAGATGTTCGGATTATTGAGGCGCCCTTGCAGGCGAGCCGTGGCCTCGTTGGCTGCGCCCTGCGCTGTTGCAGCGCCGGCGTAGTCTGGCGGTGGTGGCGCGGAAGGTGCGGATTTACCCATGATTAATCCTTTTGCTGTAGCGTTTATCTAAAAACCGGCAGTCGTCGCGGCGCAGCGTGTAAAACACAATGTCGCCATCCGGGCGCCCTTCTTTAATCCGGCCTTCTTCCGTAAAAACCATGTTCGTCACCACTTTTGCGCTTTGTTCGTTGTCGATGCCGACCGGAACTATGATCTTTTCTACTTGGAAAATGTTAAACGGGTAATCAAATATCGCCGCCAGATAGGCCGGAGTCAGCTGCCCTTCAATAGCAAAATGGCACCAGATTGTCTTATGGTTCCAGTTCTCATACATGACCCCTGCAATAATCTCATCATCTCGCTTTAACCCTATTGCCGTTGCCCTGCCCTCAAAAAAGCCACCGTCTACACGCTTTGCCACCCAGTGCCCAACATCGGCACCGGATACTATATCCCAGCCCATCCGGTCTGAAACACAATGTCCGTGGCTGCCCACTCAATTTGCAATCCCGAACTGCTGCTTTTTAGCTGAATCCCGCCGCAATAGCCGATGCCGGTAATGCCCTGCCAATTGTTCGTAATCTGGAGCCCGGCGCCCCATAGACCTGTATCCCATACAGACGTATCCCACAATCCCACAGCTGTCGGAGAAAATGACAAGCTGGCGGTAGTGTCAGCGGTATCAAAATCGACGTTCATACCGACAAAAACAGCAGGCACTCCGTCCGTAAATATGCTTGGTCTGGCACGTGTAAAGTATTTCTTAACACCTCGGCTCTCAAAGTAATTAAACGCCTGCAAAACGGTCGTTTGAATGTTTGATGTGCCGTCAACATAGCCGTTGTCCCAACCCTTAAACACGCCGCCGTTGCCACCGAAATACGGATCGTCGTTAAAGGTTTCCCAACAGTTCGCATTCCAGCCGGTAAAGTTGCACCATGCCTTTGTGATGTTGTTCATCACAAATTGCTGCTGCTGCCCTTCTGCAACCGGAACATTAATCCACAGCGCGTTGTTTTTCGAGGAATACAGCAATTCCCACCCAAAATTAGAACCATAATTTACAGTTGCTGCTGTAACGGCGCCTTGAATCTTATTACTTAAAGCAACCCGCGGATCCAGCCGAGAGCTCTGCAACGCAGATGCCAGCGGCAGCAGTCCGTCCAAAGTAATTATCAACAGGTCGCCGGAGTATTTCATCATGCACCGCTTGCCGACCGGGGAGCCCAGCTTCCAGACACCGGCCAGCGCCCACGTAGCATCGCTCGAAGGATCTGTGCCGCGCCAGACTATGACCTCGCCGTTGCTCGTCACAAATACCAAGTTATCGTCGGCGCCGTAACCCGCATCCAGCGTCCAGGTATCCAGATCAACCAGAGTACCGCCGTATTTGGCTATCTGGCTCATGTCAAGAACCTGCGCCGCGCCGCCTACAGCACCAGTCGGCAGATACCATGCCTTGAGCGTGTCTTTCTGGATAAACCAGACGCGGTTTTTAAACAGCGAGATATTGCTTAACGTCGTGGTGGTCACGCCGGTGATAGCAATTGTCGAAATGCCGGTAATGCTTTCCCACGTTGAATTGTTGTAGAGCAGCGGCGCATCGACCCCGTTCACGCAGTAGAGATAGCTGCCAGCCGCGGTGGTGACGTTGATGTGCTCCCACTTGGCATTGGTCAGCCCGGTCTTAACAGCTGCCCCAACAGCGCCCTGCGTCGTGGCATCGTAAATCGATGTTCCCGCCCATGCAAACAGCTTGTTAGCAGTGCCGGTTGAATAATTGACCAGCGTCTGCACCTGCCCGCTGATGCCGGTCACCCAGTTCTCATACCCGCCGCGCAAGACCAAATTGCTCACGCCGGGAAAATAGTTTGTCAGCTGGTAGGCGTCGATGGGCTCCATATTTGCGATAGAGTCTCGCGCATTCCAGCCGCCAACCGGCGCCGGGATAGATGCCACCCGCGCAGCGGTCTGCTGAACCAGCGCTCTGCTAGTTCGGGCCATACCCGCTGTCTGGTATGTTGTCGTAGCCTATCAGCACAGTTCCAGGCCGCGGCGCAAAGCTCAAATTGGCAGATGACATGTCTAGCGCCATCGCAGCCTCTAGCTCATATAAGTAGTTGCGATACATCGCCGTGGTGTCAAAGCCCTTTGCTTCAAAGTATTTTAACTTTGTCGACAGCACTATCAGCCGGTCAGGGTAAATTGTCGTGTCAGTGTCCACCGTAAAACTGGTCTTTACAGCCCCGGCAGCAGAATTAGCCCAGCCGTTAGACCGGTATTCGTAACCAAGATACTCAGCCGCGGACGTGCCCGGCCAGATTTGGAAGTAAGAGCCCAGCAGGCGCCAACGGATCCGCGGGCCGGTCGAGATGTAGCCCGACAGAAGCCATTCCCATTGTTGCGCGTCCTCTGGCCCCAGCATCTCCCAGTGTTTGCTTTTGTCCCACATGCTGCGCGGCACCAAAGCCTCGTAATCGCTCGGCAAGTCGTATTTCATTTTCTGAAAGTAGGCAGTAGCAGAAGCCCCGCCAGCGGCTGCAAAGTCTTGGTCAAGCGTAACCTGCGTTCCGCTGTCTACAGACGCTATAAACGTGTTCTGGTTGATTCCAGACCCCTGCACCTGCCAAGTCGTGTCCAGCCCAACAGTCGACGGAATGCCGGTAATCGTCCTGGCTGCCGTGGTCCAGTTGCCGGTGGTGGTCAGATACTCGGTATAGAAAGCCTTTTGCTTCGTCATTGCGCGCCAGTTGTGCCGGCGCAGCAGCTCGTAGCCCGTTGCGTTCATCAGCGCAAGTATCTGGATTACGTCCTGATTTGTATTGCCAGCAACCGAAACGGGCGTAGACACGCCTAGTTCGTTTGTTACCTGCTGCACCAGCTGAAGCATCGTGCTCGACATGTTTACGCCTCTTTACGCGGCCTTCCGGGCTTTCTGGTTTCCATCAGCATCGCCATCTGTTCTTTAAGCTCGTTCAGCTCGCGGCGCGTGGTTTCCAGCTCGGTGGTATTTGCGGATTGGTTTTTCCTGTTCAGATAGGCGCGTGCTCTGTCTCTCAATCCAGCGCCGCCCATGCCGATGCGTTGCAGCTGGCTGTCAGACGCCGTTGCTACTTGCTCAACGGTTTGGAATTTGAGGATCTGTAGCTCGGCCATTTGGTGCTGGTTGAAGCCCTCGTTATCGTCCGTGTTCCATTGCTCTAACATCGTGCCAATAACCGGACCGTCGCCGCTTTGCATTTGAAAATACAGCCACTGGCGCGGGAATCGCTCCTTGTGATCTTCCCTGACCGGCTGGTCAACAATGTTGGTTTTGTCACCCGGCACAACAATACGCACGAACGGCGTCGGACGATCCTTATACGGTTTCTGATCGTTGACGTAAAATTCAACATGCAAATGCGAATCCGCGTTATGAACATCACTGTCTAAAGCCATTTTCTTCTCCTGTGGGGATTTAAGTTCTAGCGCCTGTCAGGCTGCACCACTTGGTCGCAGATACTGCAAAAAATACACTGCTAAAATTGCTAACAATCGAAGCCGACGTTGTTTGATTGATTGTCGATCCTGTGTCATACGGATAAACCTTAATCGTGTTGGCGCCGGAATTAGCAATAAATATTGTTGCCCCCATTTGTGTAGGAGGCAACAGCACGCCAGTGCCGGAAGCCGCGGTATCGACCGAGTTGTAAACACGCGTCAGTTGCAACGCATCAGCCCTCGTCGATCCTGCCGCGGTTAACCCATCGACACCATCACCGCAAACGGCAACGGTCATCAGGGACGTAGCCCCGGCGCCCATTACCCTCGATGGAATGGTCATTACGCGGTCGTAACCGATGCCCAGGTCGTTGCGCTCGTGGCAAACAGAATGACTGTTTTTGCCGTTGCAACCGACAAAGTTGACGCCGCCGCATTGATCGTTGACCCGGATTTTGGATAAACGGTAACGGTTTGGCCGGAATCGTTGCGGATGCCAATCATGGCGCCCACTTCGGTCGGCGGCAGAATAACGCCAGTCGACGCCGAGCTGGTGGTGATCGTGTTCCAGACCGCTGACAGTTGCAGCGCGTCAGCAATAGTAGAGCCTACGGCCACCAGGCCAGTTGCGCCATCGCCGCAGATGCTGGTAGTCGCAAGGCCGGAATTGCCGGATGCCTGAACGCGTGAAGGGATAGCCATTTTAAATCCTTTGAGTTAGTGGATAAGACATGGCTTTCGCCATTGCGTGCAATAAACCGGGACCGCAGACCTCAATTACAACATCTTCCTGCGCAAACTCGCGGGCAAGGTTTTGGAAATCTCTTACCTGCTGGCACATCCACGGCGCAGCCTTGTATTTCGTTTCGTGGATAGTCGCAGTTATTACGTTCTCGCCGTCGTTTGATTCTTGCTTGTAAACGTGGTGCTCGCCCTCGGAATAGCTGGAGTCCATGCCAAACAGATAGATCTGCCGATAGCCTTTTAGCTTCGCCAAAATCATCGCCAACATGCCGACCGTTGTAAAGCCGCCCATAAGGTGCACAGGACGCGCTCTCTCGCTCTCCAGATACTCGTAGACCCCTTCTGTCTGCACGTGCACCAGATCGACGTTAAAGCCGTCTAGGGCGTCGAATATGCAGGGATCGCATTGGCTGGCAATATAGAACTGAGTTTCTAGCTTGGGATTCTGCAGAAACCGCACATTCTCCGGCCTGGCGTCCAGCATGACATGCGCGTCCGGCACGATGCCGCGGGCAAGCAGCCAGTCATATGATCCGTTTACAGACCAGATTTTAGCGCCATTCTGGTGTCGAATCATTAGCTGGTGCACCGACTCATTTAGACTCGGCGCACCGCCAACGATGCAAATGCTTTCGCCGTTCGGCTCCGTATCGAAGTCGAACCAGGTCAACTGCCTTTCACAAGACAGTTTCACATTCCCCAGCATTACGCCGGGGTCTGTGTTTCCAACTACATCTAGTATAGCTTCGACCATTATTACGTGATCTGACCTTGAAGATGCGGACGGTTGATCGTTACCGTAACCGTCGAAACGGTCGAGGCAATCGTTGCCAGGTTAGCCGAACGGGCGCCAAGAAGCTGCAGACCCGCAGAAGCCAAAACCTTAACGCGGCCGGCAGTAGCAGACAGGAACAGCGGCACTTGCGGAGTTACCGCAACTGCCGTTTTCTTGACCACCGCATTGCCAGCGATTTGATACCAGCCAAAGGTACCGGCCAAGTTGGCTGACATCGCAACCGCCACCGGGCAGGCTTGATTGCCCGTATTCGGCACCAAAACCGTCTGATAAGTCGTCGCGTTGTAGCTCACCAACGAGCCGACCACGGTCGAAGCAACGCCAACCAGCAGGATGAACTCACCCTCGCCATAGGTCGGATCGTCAGCGCGCACGATTTTACCTAAGACGTTAGGCGGCGTCGGAATGACAGCCGCGCTGCCAGACGAAACGCCGCTAGGCGAGGTTACGCCGGTGTCAATTGCTGCAACTTGCAACAGACCGCTTTGATTTTCTGCAAAAGTATAGGCCATTTTATATTCTCCTTATGCAATCAGCACGCCGCAAAATTGCGGGCCGCTGGAGCAAAGATTGCCCGCCCAGCCGATCAATTTAACGATGGCGTCCTGGTTGACGGCTTGCCGTTCGCCGCCGATCGGTACGAAATTGCGGTCAACGTGCGGCCGGAAAAAAATGTATTTCGTATTGAGGAACCACATGTGATTCGCCGTTGCAGCCGAACCGATACCGCCATCGAGCACAACGTCCGATGCCATGCCCGCGCCGTAGTATTTCAGCGAGGCAAAACCAGCACCAGCCATCGAGCTACCAGAATCCGAAATGCGCTGAATAGATTGCAGCGATTGCAGATACAGACGATAGTAGTTATTGTCAGCAACGATCAGATCCGGTTTGTCGGTTCCGCGAATCAGCTGAACAGCGACCGAATCCATGTATTGCTGGATGTTGGAGGCCGTCACGGCCGCGCCGCCGTTCGTCACGCCGGAGTAAGCAACCGATTGCCAGAACGAATAACTGGCGCGGTTGATACCGCCGTAAGTGCCGGAGGTAGGCGCATCAGGAACAGCCGCCGCAAGACCGGTAATGTTCTTGCCGCTGTTGCCCGTTCCATCCAGATAGATGTCGCCGGAAATGCGGTTAGCCAGTTGCGCTTCGGCAACGTTCATACGACCGTCAAGCAGGTCGATAATCGCTTCCTTGCCGCTGTTCTGAATCATCTCCAGACCGCTGATCGATACCGCAGCAGCGTACTGAGTTATACCAAACTGCGCCGCACTGATCGGGCTGTTTTGGCTGACGTTCAGCACTTCATAGCCACTGTAGCTATTAGTATTGTTCGTCGTGCTGTCGTTATACATTACCTCTTGCAAGATGACGTTACCGCCAGAGAACGTTTTCACGTTTCCGCGTTCTTTCAACCTGCGCAGAAGCGCGTTGTTATTTGTCCTAGTGTTATGTTTCGGCTCTTTATCCGAAACCTGCACATTCCTTTTATGTGCAGAGCAGACTATCTCATCGCAAGTTTTTCGCTCGCTTGGTGGCGCTAATCTTTGCGCCATGCATTTTCGGCTTTCCAAGCTGCGCCAATCTACGTTTTAAGTTGCTTTCCGCGCTGGGCCGGTAGCCATTCGCTACCCTTGCCGCTGCTGCTTTTGCTGGGGCCCCTGGCGGTGGTCTAAATGAAATTTCATTTTCATTTAACAAAAGACCTTGCGCGCCATATTGCCGCATCCAAGCTATTTCGCGTTCGCGCTTCTCAATCACTGAAACCGTGTCCGGCATTGTTTCAAGCACTTTCATTTGAAACAGTCCGGCGTGATCGTTCCACGCTGCTTGCAACCTTCTAGAAGTATGCTTACCGGCTTTTAACAGGCTTCGGTGCTCTCGCATCCTTTTACCCGGTTTGCCTGCTGTGCAGCCAATATACGCTGCCCCAGTGCTCGCATCTTCCAATCCGTAGATCGTTACCATTTGGGATTCCCCTCTGTGGTTAATACTTGCGCTCCGCGCTCGTGGGGTTTTGCTTCCGCATCGCCCTAGTCGTTACACCTTCAGCGCCCTTTTAACTGCGCCGCTTGGCTCGGTGTTGGCATCTCAGCTTTTCACCGAATTCACGGAGTTTTTTAACGTCTAATGTTAAACGTTGTCGGCCAGCTCACCGCTACGACTTTGAATGTTAGTCGCGATGATGTCGCTGATCGAAGAATTGGCAAAAGCCATTTTATTATCTCCAAATCAAGTTAATCAGAGCCGGTCGCTCATGCTGTCAAATTGCTCTGCCAGCAAAGCCCGGCGATCATTTGCTTTGGTATTCGTCACGGTTCCGGGTGTGGATCCTCGCACGCTCACCGCTGCCGCCCGCGCCGATTTAGCAGCTTTATTTGCTGCTGCTCTTTTTGCCGTATCTAGCTCAGCTTGTTTGCTGGCCTGAACACTTTCAAAAAGGTTCGGATCTAAGCGCAATGCTTTTTGATACGCGTCATCGAGATCGGTGGCCACACCACTCTGTAGGAGTTGGATCATTACCGGTCGCGCTTCTTCAAAATACTCGGCTTTTTGGCTGAAACTGTTGATCTCACCCAAGAGCGCCTGATTCTGTTGCTGTTCCTGTGCTTGCTTCCACCCTTGCACTTCGCCACGAACGGAATTCAGTTCGTTTTGCAGTGCGTAGATGCTCGGATCAGTCGGCGCCAGTTGTGGCTGGTCGCCCATATCGGATAAATTTACTCCGTAAGATTGTGCAAGTCTAGCAAAATATTGGCGTTTTTCTTGCGGATTACTGTAACGCAAAGCATGGTCGGCCTCCATCAGAGCCTTGACCGCGCCCGGCGCATCGATGCCCAGCCCTTGAATCGTGTTCATGTAAGGGTTGAGCACCTCCTGCATCTGGTCGGCAAACTGGGCTTTTGAAATCAGCGGCTCAACCCCGGCTTTCATCTCGTTTTCGCGCTGCCAGGCATACTCCTGAATGCGCGCTGGGGCGGTTTTCCAGTCCTCGTGGTAATCTTTTTTCCAGCTGGCTGGGGGGCGCTTCCACAGCGGCTCCTCTGCCGGTTCGGTGGCTGGTTCTACTTTTGCCTGCGGCGCAGGTTTGGCATACTTGCCAGCCTCATCTCGCGGCTTTTCAGCCTTTGCCGGTTCAGCCTTTGCCGGTTCCGGCGCGGCCTCTACCACCTCGTCAAACTGCTGGGAAAGCATATCCCGGCGGCTGTCTTGGTTTTCTACCGGCACGATCTCATTTAAGTCGGACATTATTGCTCCCTGTGGGGGTTTAACTACGGGTAAAACGAATATCGTCGCGCAGCTTGGCCAGCACGCGGTTAGCCTGGTCGTGCGTCATGTTGGACACCTGCGCCCGCAAAACCTCGCGCCGCGTGTCTTTTGCAACTGGCGCCCGGCTCTCCATCGTTTCGTTGCCGATCTCGATGCAGTTGTGCTGCCGGAGGTGGGCCCGGTGCTGGCTGCGGCTGGTAATCATGCTGCCATCTGCCATGCTTTGATAAGGCTGGATGTCCGGCATTATTCCCGGCGCCACCGGCTCGGCGTAATAATCTGACTTCTCGACCAGCTGGCCGTCGATCTGAATGTAGGTTTTTCTCATATTAGCGCCAAAACGTCCTCATCATCTAATTCAAGGTGCAGATCCCATATCCGCTGCACCCTGTCTAAATCGGCCAGCATCCGGTCGTAATCTATTGCCGGTTCAGTGCTGGCCATCTTTTCCATGTATGGCTTGGCAATCTCTGCCGCCGCTTCCGGCCTGCCCTCTACTATTCGCTCAAATGCGTAAACAATCTCGGCCTTGCGTCTGGCTGCGTCGGCTACCTCTTTTGCAAACTTCTTTTTAAGATAGTCGCCGTCGTGCGTGTCAAATTCGACAATCTGGCTTACATAGTCCCATGTCGCATCGTCCCAGGTGCCTGTGTCCCAGCCGCCGTTCACTGTGCAATCTCAACCCCAACGGCGCGCCCATCAGGACCGCGCACGATGCGCTTAGGCGCCATCAATGCAGACAGAGCCTGCTTTACCTGTTGCAGCGATTCATCGTGTTTGTTGGCCATGTCAGCGTGCAGGACGGTCACTTGGTTGAGCGCATTAGACACCCCGGCGCCCAGCTCCTGCGCTACCCGGTCAGATGCCGCCTGCGCCGCTTCCGCGGTTTGCAGATCTACACCTGGATTCGCCCCTATGCGCGCAACCATGATTTTAGTCGCCGCCTCAAGCTCAGACTTCCAGCGGTTAAAGTCGTCAACAGATTTAACCTCTTGCGCCTTCATTTCCATTTCGTGGCGCATTTTCTGATCGTCGATCTGCGCCTGCATCTGCGCCAGCTGCATCTCGCCCTCGATCTTTGCCTGGGCAATCTGACTGTCAAGCTGTGCTTTCATCTGCGCTGCTTGCATGTCGGCCTGCGCCCGCATCTGGTCGGATTGTGCGGTCGCTTGCATTTTGGCCTGCTCCAGCTGCTGCGTCGCTTGAATCTGCATCATTTCAGGGTTCGGTGGCGCCGGCTGGGGATTTGCCGCGGCTTGCTTCTGTTTCTCTTTTAGCTGGTCGAGCGCAGAATCCAGTGTTCCCTCTATCGGTTTGGCCTGCTTGAATCCGCTGATGCCGAATTTCATTACCTCAACCAGCATCGGGATGAGCTCCGGCGATGACTGGCCAACCGGCAACGCCTCGCGCAACAGCCCGCCAAACGCCGTAATGAATTCGACCCGGTCCTTCTTGTTCTGCTGCTCATCCAGCTGCACCAGGCTGTCGGCATCCACCTCAATGCGGAAGTTCCGCAACGGGTTATCCTGCATGAGCTCGATGGCCTGCGGGATCATTGCCTGATCCTCCGGGCTCATCTGGCCGGCCGCGGCGTAGAGCAGAATCGTCTGCGGCTGGAATTTGGTGCAGATAACCTGCGCTTTTAGCCGGATCAGCTCGCTGGCAAACAGCGCCACCTCCTCCTGCATCGAGCGCAGCCGGAGCCCGGCATACTGGCCTTTGATCTGCTGTGCGGTCGCGGTTTCGGAAGCGGCGCTCTGGCCTCGGATGATGTCGCTGATGCCAGTAATCTCGTAAATCTGGCCTTTTATGTCCTCGCGCGCGCGATAGCAGTTAATCAATGCGCTGGCCAGCATGTCGATCGGCAGGATGTCGATGCTGCCTTTCAGCCCGCCCTTTTCCGAGAATGCCATCCACTTGTCGACCGGAATCAGCGTGTTGTTGTCGCCCTCAGTCAGCAGTCGTTGCAGTGCCGGTTGGCTAGCATCGTAGACACCGCGGATCCGCAGCGCCTTGACCAGCCCGTCGATACGGTCGGACAGAATATCCAGCTCGTTTGCCTGGTCCTGGTAAATCACAAAATCCGGCACAGGAATCAGGCTGTCGCTGGTGGTGGTGCTGTAAAGGGGTTGCGCGCAGGGGAAGAACTGGTCGAGCTCCAGCGGATCGTCGCGCTCGTCAATAATCTTTGGGCAGTTCTTCGACAGCCAGTAAACCTTGCCCGTTTCCTTGTCCCACAGCTCGCAAATCTTCGCCCTCGTGCGCTCCTTCGTGCTCTGGCCATAGGTTGCCAGCGTTTCGGCGCCGGAATCCAGCGGGATCTGCTTGGCCATCTTGGCGCCAAAACGCTCGGTCAGCGCATCTCTGGTCATGTAGACCCAACGCCAGACGCAAGTTACTTCCTCCCAGGTGCGCGCAACGCTGTGGCCGAAATCCTTCCAGTAAACGTAATCAGTCGGGGCGCACTCATACTCGATTTCTTCTTGAGGCTCCTCGCCAGCGGTGTAGTCCTGACTTTCTGGTTTCGGCGCGCCTTCGGGCGTCTGGCCTTCGGCTGCTTCATTCTCAACATCCTCCGTTACCTGCAACCCGTCCTCTGGCATTCCCAGCTGCCTGACATGCGGCTCGTAGCGCACCCAAGCAGTCCCACGCCCACCAAGAAACCGATCCTCAACCGCGTGTTTCATAGTCGACCGAAAGTCGGGATAGTGCTCAATCTCAAAGTCCAGTGCGCGCTCGATCAGCTGGCCAGCCACCCGGCCGACCGGATCGTTGTCGCCAAACCTGCGCGCCGCTACCGCTTTCGGCAGCTTGGCGTATACCGCAGGAATCAGCGTCTGGACGTTGCTCCACAAGATATTGAACTTGGCGGTTTCGTTCGTGTGCTGGCTTCTGTTATCGTCGCGGTAGCGTTTGACGATCTTCGCGCTGCGCGCTTCCCACTTCTTGAATTCGTTGTCGTACTGGCTGATGATGTTCAGCCACTTGTCAACGCCGATGCTGGTTGGTTCCATTTATTTGTTTCTTTCGCTGATTGCTGCGGCTTTACTCTTGGCGTCGGCCTTGCTGGATGCACCCCACGCCCGCAACGCAAGCGCCAGGCGCGTCGGTTCGCCGTTCTTTTCCATCGGTCCCGGCATACCGCCCATGCGCGCAAGAAAACTGGCACGCCGCGGGTTATCGCCAGCTTTAACCGGTGGCTTAAGCGTGCCGCCAGTCTCGGCCTTGTAACTCGCTCGGCCTGCGGCGTTTAGTCCACCGGCAGGATTTTTTCCTTCTTTTCGTGTCCAGGCTGCGCTCATTTTGTGAATATCACATCCCTGTTTACCCGGTCGGCAATCTTGTATCCCATATCGGCCAGTAGGTTGATCGTGTCCTCGTCGGTGTAGCCGTATCGCTCGCCGTGGCCTTTCAGCTCTAGCGTAATCACCGGCCAGCTCGCCTCTATCGTTGCCAAAGCGCCTAAGATGGCTAAGTGTTCGTAACCCTCAACGTCAAGTTGCAGCAGGTCGCAATCGGTCACGCCCAGGCTGTCAATTGGCAGGACGTCAAACTCTGCGCCCTCTTTGATCTGGTGCGCGCCGATGTTGTCGGGGAATATCTGGTCTATCGCTGCCTTGCCGTGGTCCTTGCCAAACGCAGCCCGCCGAATCACTATCCGCGGGTGACTGTCGGTATTGAGCGCCAGCGCCTCGTAGTTGGCTGCGTCAGGTTCAAGGCTGTAGACGCGTTTAAACTTCTGCGCCAACGCCACCGGATACACACCCACGTTGCCGCCTGCCTGTATTGCCGTCCTAAACTCCCGGCACAGATCAAGACTAGCGCCCAAGTCGCACACCTCGGCCAGCACTGCCTGAATGCAGCACTGGTCAGCGTCAGGAACCGCCCAGCCCTCATGCAGTCGCATATTGCACCCTCGTCTGCTCCCACGGCCGCGGCTTGCCGTGAAACGCAATAAGCCTATCCTCGGCCTGCACCCCGTTTGGCAGTATGTCGGCCTTGAATGACTTGATGCCAGGCGTAATGTCCTGCCAGTATTTAACCAGCCGGCCAGCCAGCGCCCACTCTAGATAGACCTGATCACCCCCTTCGCAGTAGCGATCGCCCGCCTTGAATGCGTCGTAAATGAACTTGTGCGGCTTCGACCACCACATCAGGCTGGATTGCATCGCGCGCGGATCCGCTTTGCCGCGGTAAACGTCGCGCATAATCACAAAGTCGTGCGGCCTAGCGGCCTCTAGCAGCTCTGTGCAATCGCCCACCAGAACGGTGTCTAGATCCATGTATAGGGCGCTCGGCAGCCGGAATAGCTCGATCTTTGACCACCAGCCCGGCCAGTCGTGGTCGAGCGCCAGCGTCGGGCAGTCCAGCTCCATGTCGGTTAGGCAGATAAACTCCTCGGCCGGCAGGAATTGCGCGCACATCTCCTGCAACGCATAAACGTGCGCTGGCTTGAATTCACCGCCCGACTTTAAGACGCAAGCGATCATTTTTTCTTGTCAGGCTTTGCAGTCTTTGCCGACTCGCGGAACGCGCCGGCAGTCGGCGCACCCGGTGAGCCCGGCTTGCGCATGCGCTCGCCTGACCCCGCCTTAATGCGCTCCTGCTTGGCTAGGATGTTTGCGTATAGACCGGGCTTGTTCATGCGCTGAAGATGCCCATAGCCATGACTTCAGAACCTGCGCCGGTTGTTATTTTCCAAGCGCCGTCTTTTGACGCAGCATTTATTTCTACGTTGTAAACGCCAACTCCACCGCCCACCGCATTCGGCAAAATGGTGTGCGTCAAGATGCCTGTGCCGCTGCCATCAACAACTTGCACAAGGCTGCTTGCAGCCGTGGCAACTGTAATGACAATACGGTGCAAATAATCGCCCACCGCGCCTGTGCCACCCAAGACTTGCGCGGTAGAACTTGCCGCAACGTGCTCATACTGATACCGATACGGATTGCTTACGCCACTCATAATCTCTTGCTCCTTGATTTTGCGGTTGCCCACATGTCGTTAAGTGTTACCGTGTTTTCTGGTCCGACCATCAGCGGCTTGACCACATCCGGCGCCCTGACGGTCGGCTCGGCGCGCCACGCAATGGCCAGCATTCGCATAGCGTCCGCGGGATGGCTGCACCAATCATGGCGCGGCGTTTGCCTGAACGCCTTCTTGTCCTCGTCATATTCTCTTTGGTATTGGCGCAGCGCTTCAATGCCTTCGCTGCACCGCTCGGCGTCGAACCACGTTTGCGGCAGCATTTGGCGCACCGCCTGGATGCCGTCCTGCACGCTCAGATCCGGCACAATCGCCAGACTGTTGATGCCGAGGTATTCGGCCAGCTGCTCGATAATGCTCTTGCCCTGCGCTGCCAGCGTCTTAGCTTTGGCGTCGTGCGGAAGGTTGTGCTTTCCGTACTTGTAGGGTTTGCCGGTGACTACCGCGGCGAGCTCGCTGATGTTGGCGCCTGACACCGCGTAGTAGTCGATCACGTGGATCTCGCCGCGGATGACCTGATACCACCAAATCGCGGTATCGTCCCGGTAACCCAAATCCCACGCCGTATGCACGTTTACTTCGGGCTGGTAGTCAACCCGGCAGATCCTGCCCGCTTCTGTGGCCTCGCGCATCTCGGTGCCAAAGAACGCGCCGAGAATAGCGGCCTCGAATGAGCACTCATACTCCTGGTCGAACTGGTCCTTGCTCAGTTGCGACCGGGCAGCATCCAGCTCGGTTGCCGGCAGCAGCCCTGACTTGCTGGCCGGCAGTTCGAGCAGGAACCAGTCGTCTTTAAGACGTTGCGCGGTCTGCCTGATCTTCCAAAATTGATTTTTTCCCTTTGGCGTGCCGCCAAACACGCACCAGCCTTGATGATCGGATAAAGCCGGGCGCACCACGTTGCCCCACACGCTGGGCTTGAAGTCGCCGAATTCATCTAGGTAAACCCCAGAAAAGCCCAGCCCGCGCATAGCGTCCGCGTTATCTGCGCCAAATAGCCGTATTTTGCTGTTGTTGACGAGCGTGACCGTCAGCTCGGCCTCGTTGCTGTCCTTGCAAATCGGCTGGCTGTAATGCTTCAGGTAATCCCACACCACTGACTTAGCCTGCGTCCGATACGGCGCCACGTAGCCGTATAGCGGCATAGAGTCTTTGCTTGTGAACGCAGCGCGGATCATGTCGTTGATAGCCGCCACAGTTTTTCCCGCCCGCCTGTGCGCGACCAGACACGCCCAGCGGTGCGTCCGGTTGTGGAATGGCATGAACGCTTTGCGGGGCGCATAGGGCAGTTCTATTTCTCGGACTGCCATCTGCAAATCGTTTCTACTGGGCCGCCGTCGGGGCCGCTGACTTCTGCACGTGACAATTTAGGCACATGATATTCAATCAAGTCGGAAAAGCATTTAAACGCGGCCGCAGGCCCGTCCTGCGCGGCAATCTGATCCAACCATTCCTGCAAACGCTCTGAATTTCCGTCCACAAAACGCGCAATGGCTTCGCGTGCCACAGCCGTCGTTTTATTTGGCAATCCTTTAGGCCGGCCAGCGCCCGGCCTTTTCTCGCCTTTTTTGAATTGGCCTGCGTTAGCCACTACTTCAACTCCCGCAACCTATAAATCGTTGTATCAATCAGCTCGCACAGCTCATCGATGATGTTCATGAGATGACTGTCATCCGGCAGCACCTTACGCATCCCGTCAACAAAGTCTTTAATCTTTTGTATGTAAGTCAGCGGCACTTTGGCAATGTGAAAGTCGGCCGGGTAAGTGTCGATCACATCGTAGCAGCCCTGAAACGCTTCGGCGTATCGGTCGGCCAAGTCAACCACGTTCTCGTAATAACGCTGCAAGGCTTTGTGCTGGCTATAGCTTTTGCTTTGCAGGTGCATGAAATGAGCGTTCGTGCCTGAATGCAGCAGGACAGAAACGAACAGTGCCGCGTTTTTCTGATAGTCAGCCATAGCACCTCAAGACAACCGCGATCGTGTGGAGAGCGCCCGCATCGCTCAGACCGCGGTCAAGCGGGTG